TACCTACCTGTACAGTGTCCCCTATATATACTATGGGTACAGTAATGAGTGTCCTATAGGTTCTACTGGCAGCAGATACCGGGACAACAGAGTGGGGCTGCCACTTCCCCCGTTCATACGTTTTGGGGGATTCTTCTTACACGGGACACTGGACACTTCCCGCTCTACCCTTCCCGCTCTACGCTCGCACTAGCTGCCGCTCCACGCCTACGCTCTACCCTGGCTTTGGCATGGGCTGGGACGCGCACCGATGACCGTGCTACCATCCGAGCATCCCGTGGCCCGATGAGGTGGGTCTTGACCCCCGTGTGTGCGTGCACCCAACGCTTCTCCCCCCCAAGAAAAATTCATGTCATTTAATCTAGCTCAGTTCTACAAGTTCTGTAGTGAACTTAAAATAGAGACTAAGGAACATGGTCTCAGAAAGATGGATAGGTTATTAGGTACTCAGACATATATTATGGATGAGATAGCTAAAGGTCTACAGGATGATATTCATTTCTTTGTGATATTAAAGGGTAGACAGTTAGGGATAACTACTATTTCTTTAGCATTAGATCTTTACTGGCATTTTGTACATCCTGGATTACAGGGTACGTTGACTACAGATACGGAAGAGAACAGGGATATGTTCCGTAGTACCTTGTCTATGTATATAGATGGGTTACCCAGAGAATATAAAGTGCCTGTTATTGCTCACAACAGAAATCACATCTCGTTGAAGAACCGGAGTCGGTTGTTTTATCAGGTGGCTGGATTGCGTTCTAAGGGGTCTCTAGGGCGCGGTAAGGCGATAACGTACTTGCATGGTACTGAGACATCCAGTTGGGGGGATGAGGAGGGCCTAGCGTCTCTCTTGGCATCTCTTGCGGAGACCAATCCTCAGAGGTTGTATTTGTTTGAGAGTACTGCTCGTGGGTTTAATATGTTCCACGATATGTATGTGACTGCCAAGAAGGCTAGAACTCAGAGGGCTATATTCTGTGGGTGGTGGAGAAATGAGCTTTATTCTGTAGAAGCTGAGACGGATGTTTATAAAGTTTACTGGGATGGTAAGTTAACTGGGGAAGAGAAGGAATGGGTGAAGGACATCAAGAAGTTGTACGGGGTGGAGATCAACAGCAGGCAGATGGCGTGGTGGAGATGGAAGCTGCACGAGGGGATCAAGGACGATGCTCTGATGTACCAGGAGTTTCCTCCGACGGAAGACTACGCATTCGTGATGACTGGTACGAGCTTCTTCTCAAACTCCCGGTGTACTGACGCTGCCAAGAGGTCTAGACAGATGAATCCAGAATGTTTCCGCTATGCTTTTGGGGCAATGTTCCAAGACACAGATGTGTTGAAGTCCACAGAGAAATTGGGGACGCTCAAAGTCTGGGAACAGCCTATTGACACGGCCTATTACGTCATTGGTGCTGACCCTGCTTATGGATCATCTGATTGGGCAGACCGATTCTCCATCCAAGTGTTCCGCGTCTATGCGAATGGCATGGAGCAGGTGGCGGAGTTTGCGACCAGTGAGATGAATACCTACCAGTTTGCGTGGGTTATTGCTCATCTTGCCGGTGCGTACAAGAACTCAACTCTGAACTTGGAAGTCAATGGTCCCGGTCAGGCGGTAATCAACGAGATGCGTAACCTCAAACGTCTTGCTGCCGCGCAAGGTACTGCCGGTCACGGCATCATGGATGTGCTGGGATCTATGCAGAACTACATCTGGCGTCGTAACGATACGATGTCCGGTCTCTCCAACTCTATTGGGTTCCTGACCACGAGTCAGACCAAAGAGCGGATGCTGACCTACATGAAAGATTACTTTGAGCGTGGGCTGATGGAAGTAAAGTCTATGGACTTGCTAGACGAGATGAAGGGCATCGTTCGTGAGGGCGGGTTTATCGGTGCGCCTGGGCGCGGCAAAGATGATAGAGTCATTGCCAGTGCGCTCGCTGCTGTTGCCTATGCCGAGCAGGTTCAACCCAGATTGATTGCCATGAGACTTACGAAAGAAATCTCTCATGCCCAAGAGAACCAAACGCCAGAGCAGATCGCTGCTGGACGTAACGTATCCAATTATCTAAAACGTATCGGGATGTACGGTGGCAGCTCCACACACTGATCTCACAATCGTATCCATTTACGGCCACAACGATGGCGCTGTTGCCATCCCAAGTCTCATCGAGAGTCTTGCCCAGTTGCCCGGAAGCCGGGGTCTGCTGATCTCTCTTGAAAGACCTCCTTCCTTGCCAGACCATATCGCTTGGAAACAAACAGCAACTCTGGATTACTTTCAATACTCGATGTTCTGTATGTACTGCCTCCAGCATTACATCGAGACTGAATACTGCTTAGTTGTACAAGATGACGGCTGGGTGATCAACGGTGAGAACTTCACAGACGAGTATTACGAGTACGACTATGTGGGCGCACCTACTCACATGGGCATCTTGGGCGACCAAGCTATGTTCCACTTCTCGTGGGTTCACGTCAAAGACCCCATTGTTGTGCAGAACGGCGGGTTCTCTTTACGATCACGCAAGTTCTTGGAAGCGCCGTCCAAGCACGGCATTGTCCACAAGTTGTACAACCAGCAGCCGTTCATCAACGAAGATGTCCAGCTCTCAGGCTTACTTCGGCCTCAGTTGGAATCTATCGGTGTGAGATTCGCCCCGCTGAACATTGCCAAACACTTTTCGATTGAGTACATGGGTCCAGGCCTACACGATGATATTGACCTTGAGCGGCTTGTCGGTCACCATGCACCCAGCAGAAAATTGATCGGCCACAAATCCATTGGTTTGCGACACACCTCAGAAGAATGCGATAACGTCTTTGGTGAACTAGACTTCCTCATGTTTTTGCAAGACAAGGGATACAAGTTTGAATACCGTAATTCCTAAAGAAGAACTCAAACTCTTGGTTGGGCGATTCCTAAAGGATAAACAGCGCGGTATTTCTCTTCAGAAGTTTGCTGATCTATGTGGGATCTCAAGAGAATACTTGGCAGACGTTTTCATCTACGAGAACTCACCCATGAGCGAGACAACCCAACGTCGGGTCTCCTCTGCTTACCAAGCGTGGCGAGAGGGTCGAGTCAGGATCATGAGACGCAAAGACCAGACCCAATACGTTGACTATCGCAAGGTTGCAGAACCTGTTATCTTCTCGCACATGGGGATCGTAAAGTCCCCTGACGGATTCAAACTATCTATCGGCCCCCGTAATCGTCACGATTACTCTTATCCTACTTTGGACGAATCATGAGCGTACTCCACGACTATCTTTGCGCGTCTCACGGCCTCTTCGAATCTTATGAGCCTGAGTGCCCTATCAAATTCTGCACAGCAGAACTCAATATGGTTTTCTTGAAACCAGTTGCTGTCAAATCAGACAAGACAAAGCAGGCTGATCGCAACCTGCGAGGCCTAGCCCAAGACTTTCAGATGTCAGATATCAAATCCACCCGCGAAGGTGACACACAAGCCGGTTACCATCATCACAACGTGCCAGAACCAGAAGTCAGAGAGTCTCGCCCAGGCGATGCTGCGATCTGGGGCGGCAATTTCCAAAACATCAATATGCAAGCAGCACTTGCCGGAAAAGTCGCCCAATCCGTTCGCGGTGAGTCCGTTGGCGTTAACCCCAAAGACGCTGGCAATTTGACCGGACCAAAAGCCGCGAGTTACATTGCTGACCATGAGAACTTGGCAATAGCACCATGAGAATTCCGAGCGAACCGGTAGAACGAGAAAACTTCTACCTAGACCTCATCCACAAGTGCAGCGTTTCCATGCCGGAACGCCGCACCGATTACGGAGGTCTTCGCTCGTGGTACTTGTTTGGGAATGGACCGGACGAAGCCCCGGCCATGTACAACAAGATCTTTCCTCACATAGATCAGTTGTCATCCTTCCTCTATTCTGCCGAGACCACCCGATTCTCCATAGACTTGGGTGCGGCAGTCCCAGATGAAGAACAAGCCAAACTACCGGTCCTCACCCGCGCACTAAACGATGAATGGCTAAACAGCAATGCTGACCAAGTATTCTCGACAGCGGTATCATGGTCTCTGTGCTACAACAGCACCTTTAT